ATTAATCACCATAGTCCGTAAACTTCTTAGGGCGCTGTTTCTTTTTTCTTCTTTGTCCTGCTGACTGGTTCTGAGCCCATGTGTCATAGTCTTCCGGTATGCCAGGATTAGATATTACGTATCTTTGGTATTTTTCAAAGAGCTCGTCTTCTTCGTCTTCATAACCAGCCATGATTGACACTCACTCAGCCTTTTCTTCCCATGGCTTATTACCCGGGGAACCGCCTAGTGCGGTTTCTATGTCTTTGCGAAGTTCGGCATTCATTACAAATCTTTCAAATGCCGTATCTGGGTGAAGATAAGCAGACATACCCTCTGCAAACATCTCAAACATGCTTGAATGTGCATATCTTGTAATTGTTCTTGGGGTGTTTGGGGTTTCGGAAAATTCTTTATCGAGATTTGCCATCATTGTTGAATCGGACATGTATTTTTCTGCAACTTTAAACAGCGCAGCGTTTTTCTTGTCCTTTAAGTTATTCTTTCTCTTAACTCTTTCGGAATCATTAAGAGCATCAACAATAAAATGGTGAGACCATTCATGTCGTATTTGACCATTGATGGAAGCATCCATTACTGGGTCACCCATCTTCGGAAGGGCGCTACGGCTCTTCATTGCTGTAGCGTCAGGAGTATCACCGTTTGCATATATTGAATTAATTACAGACGGCATAAACGACATACTGGTCAAGAACGCATCAGAAACAACTCCAATACTCTCTGGCTGGTCACCCTCTTCAACGTTCATCTTTGACATGATTGCTCTTTCGGCACTATCAGTCTTTGCAACGATGATTGGTAAACCAAACGTCTTGACGGCCCATTCAAATTTAGGAGACTCTTCAATTGCTGATTTAACTATGTCTTTTATTCTGGAGACAGTTTTTTCAGAAAAGTCAATACTGTTTTCGGGAAGAGCAATCCATTTGTCAAACTCGGTCTTAAACTTTTTTTCAGACTTTTCACTGATTGAGTCAAGCCTGTTTGTTTTTTTCCAGATTTCAAAATATTGCTCTTCTGACTCTGGGGTGGCCATATCAACAATGCTTTGAATGTTTGCTCGTGATGGTTTAAAAGGCTCATCAGGAATTTCTTCTTCTATGTTCCTGACGTATGCGTCTTCCATCTTTTCAGATAGAGCTTTAATTTCTGTCCTTTGTGGCTTTTCGAGCTTATTTAACCCGGAAACCCTGTCGGATAGATATCTTCTTTTTGATGGTTTAGAACCAGCAACTTCTCTAATACCCTTTTGGCTAGGCCATGGCTTGCGTCTTGCCGCACCGTCTTCGGATGTATTTTCCATGAGAGATATTCTACTTTTAGCCCGAGCAAGGCCAGTGCAACTAGTTGTTGCGTTGTTTTTTGGTTTTCGGCTTATGTTCTTTTAAGCGAGTGCTGCAAGCAAGACATATTTCTGCCCAAGGGTAAAATCTTCTGGAGTTTAACGGGTGAGGGCAGTCCAGGGACTCTGATGCGGTTTTGTTTAGTGAGTCACGAATCCATGCGGACAGCGTTGTCCCGGACTTTTCGGCAGCGTCTTTCCACCTATCACGGTCATGCTCGGAAGCCCTAATGAGTACTTGTTTGTCAACTGTCTCACCATTGGTTGTGGCTGGGTTAGCAACAGACATGTCCTTGTTTTCTTCCATGACCTTGTCAATGGCTTCCCTAATATCTTTTTCTTTTGCCATTACTGCTCGCGATTCTCGATAGAGAGGATTTCTTCTTCATCTTCTTCATCTTCTATTTCTACTACATCTGCGTCGATAATATCCCCACCACTGAGAAGTTGTCTAATCATCTCTGGTGGAAGTATTCCTGAAGCCCCCATAAGTTCAAGCAGCTTTCTTGCTTCGGACTCTGGGTCAAATTTCTCCGTCTCCCCCTTGGCCGTAGCCCCTGCGAGCGTTACCTTAACTGGGTCAGAACTTGACATGTTTGCGTCCATTTGCACATTGAGGTTTACATGGTCCATTCCGAGAAGCTTTGTTCTTCTATCCATAATGGACAAAACCTGCTGGATTGCCTTCATGTCTGGTTCTACCGACACTTCCGAGCCGTCATCCATTCGTACTTTACGATGTTGCGTTAGTGGCCATATTGCCTGCTGGAGGTTGTCGAGCCTTTCAAGCTCCATCCTTAAAACCTCAGGGTAGGCAAGCATTGCCTCTTTATTGAGTTTTTCTAGCTGTCTTTTAACGGCGTTAGATACAACACCAGAGCTAACGCCAAAGCGTCGTGCTATTTCCTGTATCGAGGTTCCAGCCTGTCGCATTTTGAATATGCGGGCATCCCTCTCCGAGAGAAACTCTCTTGTTACAGGCTTGTTGCCTCTATCTTCTGCCATTTCGTGCGCCTATTCACTTTTGCTCTCCTGAAACCTTAGCAAATTCAATGACCTGAAACGGGAATTCCTTGCCACGAGTGATTTTGGTTGGCCAATGTCGCTCGTCACGAGCACCTCTAAAGTGCTTCACGTCATACACATACGGCATAGAAGCAGTAAAGTCCGGAGTGAGAGAAATACCAAATTCTGGCCAACGAGACCACACTGCGGAGCCAAATGGTCGCAAGTCCCTAGTTGACATACTGCTACCGAGTGGGGCGTGGTGCTCCATCCAGAGCGCACATCCGTAAGTGGTTCTCAAGTAGTCAAGGTATTTTGCAACCTCAACCGCTACCGATTCAGAGGTTCTACCGCCTGGGTCAACAAACGCTTTATACAGAGGTCCGATAACAACAAGTTGAGGTTTTGTCTTTTCAATGTGTTCTTCAATTATCAGCCTGTCCGAAGCTTTTAACAAATCAAGACCGTCAGGTTTGACGACGAGACTTCCTGTTGGGGCAGTAACCCTTCGGTGCATCTTTGCCCTATTGGCTGCTGCTGCTCCGATGGCTCTTGATGTTCTGCGAATAATTCTCTCAGGGTTTTCAAGGTCGATAGTAAGCGTTCGCACTTGGTCCATTGGTTGATACGTGAATGGGTGGATACCCCACATTGAACAAATGGCGACCTGTCGTGCAAGCATTGTCTTTCCAACACCTTCAGCAGCAACAACAATTACTCGTTCGCTCTTCTCTAGGAGGCCTGGAATAATCCATTCGTAAGTGTCGTCATCCGTTTCGGCAAGAAACTCCTGCCACTCAACGAGCCTCCCCGGGTCTGGGGCTTTATCCGTAGAAAAAGAACTAATTATTGTGGATGCTTTTACTATTTTCTGAAGAGTGTTGAGTTCTCCGTTGTCCAAGATTTTAGAAAGCCTGTCAAGGATTTCTTGTCCCTTGTCTTTTTCTTGTTCTATCTCTTGCTCTACTTCTTGAATCTCTTCAACAAATTCAGAAGGTTCAAAGTACTCAAGTTCATCTAGCGAGTGTCCAGCCTGTATGTGGTCGGTAACGTCTTTTGCATACGGACTAATAAATATTGTTGCATTACACCCTGCCTTGCGAAGTTGTTCACAAACATGTATGGCATGCGCTTTACCGACCGAATCGTTGTCAGCAACAATCTCGACCGTTGCCCCAGCAAGAGACTGTGTATTTATGTCAAGCCACTTACCAGCACCTCCTGGTGCCGTTGTGGCAACAATGCCCATGTCCATTAATGTGTCTGCGTCTTTTTCGCCCTCTACAAGCCAAATTGGTACATCTGCTTCTTTGGCCTGAATGATGTATGGAAGGTTGTAGAGAATCTTGGGCGTGTCACCGAGGGAATAAACCCAGTCTCCGTTTTCTGATGGCTTGCGCTGTCTAAATGTTTTTGCGCCCCACTGGTTAACGTATCTAAGCTTTTGGAACAAAAGCGTTCCATGCTCATCAAGGTAGTCGTACTCTTTGACAAGAGTAAGTTTTTCTTTTTCCTGTGGGCGTTCTTTTTTCTCTATCTTCACAGGGTATAGGTCTGACGGCTTTAGCCCCACAGACGAACAAATCTTCTCTACTCCGCACCCATTGCCTCTATGGCAGTGAACCAGCACTGTTCCGTTTGCATCTTCAGCAACTGATAGAGATGGGTTTTTATCGTCGTCTCTACATGGACACCTGGCTTCCCAACCAGAGGAAGAAGACTTAACGCCTACAAGGCGAGAAAGAAACTCTTCCGTATGTTTAAAGTTGGGTTGTGTCATTGCGCATCCATTTCACGCCAACCATTAA